CTATGAGTTACCTATCACTGATGATCAGATTCTCGCTATTGGCAGTGCTATCGTTGCCATTGTCGGCTTGTTTATTTCACCTGCCATTACAGTCGCATCAACAGATAAAATTGGTTTGCAGTCCGAGCATAGAGGCTCAAGGGATGCCGCAAAAATTATCTCGGGAAATTAGCCAAACCTTTGGCTTTCAATCAATCAACATCTATCTAACCTGCGAGGAAGCCCCACCATGAATACTTTTTTATTTAATTTACTTACATTTATTGTAAGACGTTTAATTAATGCACAACTATTTGAGCATATTCGTGATATGGTCAATGCTCAGATGGATAACAATTTAACTGGTGAGCAAAAGAGAGCTGCCGTAAAACAAGAATTAACTGAACTAAATGGTGCATTGCTTGAGGATTTTCATAAAACTGCGCCATATTTAGTAAACCTAGCAATTGAATCTGCGGTTGCGATGATAAAAAAATAAAGGTGCAATCAAATGATTGACGAGGGCTTAAAGCAGTTTGGAACGGAAAGACAGATTGAGTATATAGATGCAATAAACAAATATGGATCATTTAGGGCGGCTGCTGATCGATTAAATGTTTGTGCTGGGTCAGTTCAAGGCGCAATGGATGCAGTAAGGCGCAAAGCTGCAATCCGAGGTTATTCGCCCGAACATGGCATGACCAAACTTGCCCCTGATCCGTTTGTTGTTAGAGGAACTTCAAGCCTTTACGATTCGGATGGTCAGTTAAAAGCCCAGTGGGTTAAAACTAGACTTGATGATGATCAGTTCCAAAAGATGTTACTTGATGCCATAGAAGGCTTCAAAGATGACATTCCTAGAGTTACTATGTTACCCGCCCCGCCTCTCGGCAAGGATCACCTACTCAATTGCTATGTCATTACTGACTATCACATGGGTATGTTAAGCTGGAAACCTGAAACTGGCGATGATTGGGATTTAAAAATGGCAGAGGATTTGATTGTCAAATGGTTTGCTCAAGCCATTATTCAATCGCCCGATTCCAACACTGCCGTATTTGCTCAAATGTCGGATTTTCTGCACTTTGATGGTATGGATGCGGTAACTCCAGCATCAAAACATCTGCTAGATGTTGATACTCGATTCGCAAAGGTAGTTAGATCAGCGATTCGGGTCTTGCGTATTGTTATTGATATGTTATTGCAGAAACACCAGCAAGTTCACATCATCATGGCTGATGCCAACCACGATCCAGTTAGTCAGATATGGTTGCGAGAATGGTTTAGCGTATTATATGAAAATGAGCCTCGCATTACTGTCGATAAGTCACCCAACCCCTACAATGCTTATGAGTTCGGTAAGACGGCATTATTCTTTCACCACGGACATAAACGCAAAGTAACCAATGTTAGTGAGGTGTTTGCTGGTCAATTCCGCGAAATGTTTGGTCGGACTAAATATGCTTATGCCCACACTGGTCATCTACATCACATCGATGTCAAAGAAAATAACCTTATGATTGTGGAGCAACATAGAACCCTTGCCCCTGCTGATGCTTATTCTGCCCGAGGTGGATGGCGCACTGGTCGTGATGCTAAAGTTATTACTTACAGTCGCGATTTTGGGGAAGTATCAAGATTAACAATTAGCAGTGATATGCTTGCTTAAATAATGATTATCCTTATATCTAGCGTTTAATAAAAAGCACATTATTACATTCAAGCAATATCGCTTTGTATAGATTAAGGACTAATATCATGTGGACATCACCATCAGCTACTGAAATGCGTTTTGGCTTTGAAGTTACTCTCTATGTTATGAATAAATAATATATCAAATTTGGTATATCCTAAGCCCACTTCGGTGGGATTTTTTTTGCTTAAAATTATTTTAAATAATAAAAAATATGTTATAGTTCTCACATCGATGCCGCACATTGATATCAGAGCCTTAATCGGTTTTGGCTTTCAGCTATTAAATTAGCACCTGTGCGGCAGGGAAAGTCAGAACCAATTAGGGCTTTTTTTATATCTGCCGTTTGGATGTCGATAAAACAATGAGCCATGTCACGGCTGCTAACGATGATAGTGATGCCATTTACTCATAACCCGATGGCGCAGCCTTTCAGAGGGACTGCACGAAACAGACAAATGCTTGAACTTAGCGAATGATCCACGATACGGATGCCTGATAATACGAATCTGATCCTTTAGGGATGTAGTAGTTAGATAGCAGTAAATCTAATAGCTAAAAGAGCTAGTTCAAGTTCTCGGGTTATGCTATGAATGTAGCTATAAGTAAAACTTATTAATCTAATGCTAACCATAAAAATATATTGCTTGATACAATTATAAAGTTTATATATTATTCAGTTATGCCAATTCGGCATTGAAACGAAAAGGAAACGAAATGGGATTACAAACTATTCAAGTGTGCGGTGTCGATTTAGATGTTTATTATGACTGCACAATCACAAGAGATCCGTATGGAGTTGGCGATTCACCAACCGAGTATGAGGTCGACATTCAAGCCATAGAAGTTACTGGCGATACCCAAGACATCCAAGAGATTCTAGCCGATAGGTGTATTGATTACATCATCGACACAATCATTCAGATTGAAAGGATCTAAGATGCGATTCAAAATTTATGCAAGCGAGATTGTTTATTATGCGGTTGAGGTTGATGCCGATAATGAGGATGATGCGCTAAATAGCTGGGATGCAACTTACCCAAATGTGGTCAATTCTAGCGGATATCAAATAGATAAAATCGAAGTGATAGGGGAATAGCATGGATAACTTATTAATTTTAATGATTGGCTTAGGTGGGTTTGTTTGGTTGCTTGTATTAGCTGAATTTGTAGCAAAAAAATTCGGATGGGATGAGTAATGAGCCAACAGCAGTTTTATGAAACAGTAACAAAAGAACAGGAATATTTGGAAACTTTAACCGAGGGCAAAAAAATGAAATCATTTAAAGAATTACGCGAAATAAACGTCAATGAGTTTACCGAGAAAAAAGGTCAGCTTACTTATCTGTCATGGACATGGGCGGTAGATACTCTGCTGCAAAATGATCCGATGGCTGTGTGGGAATTTCCCGAACCTAAAACTTATAACGATACCGTCATGGTGTTTTGTAATGTCACCGCTATGGGTAAGACAATGCGGATGCAGTTGCCTGTAATGGATAACAGAAACAATGCAATAGTCAATCCCGATACTCGTAAAATATCAGACGCAACCATGCGTTGCCTTGCCAAGTGCATTGCGTGTTTTGGTATTGGTTTATATATTTATGCTGGTGAGGATTTGCCTACTGTCGAGATTGACATAGCGCCCATGATCAATGGCATGAAGCAAGCAAAGACTTTGGATGCGTTAAGGGATTCATTTAGTGCGGCATGGAAAACTTTAGCCAAAGAGCCTGCATTGCAAACTGAAATCAAAAAGGCTTATGAGCAATTAAAAGCAACTTTAAGTGAGGGCAAATAAAATGTATCAATATGAGAGATTGCACGAATACCTTAAACAGAATCGATCAATTACTCCGCTAACTGCATGGACTGAACTAGGCATCTATCGATTATCAGATTCAGTCTTGAAGTTACGCAAGCGTGGTGTGTCTATTAAAACTGCTCATGTTGAAGTTAAAAACAAATTCGAGGAAAGCTGCCATGTTGCTAAATATATACTCAAATAATGGCGGCACAATTGATAGTGTTTATAAGATTATCAAAACTGACTTTGATGCGGTCAAATTGCGCGAGGAAAAAGTCGCTGAGTTGATTAAATCAATGGGTCATAAATACATATTGTCTAGACCAATGCCGAGGGTTAAATAATGAAACAACATAAATGGGCAAATGAAATAAAAGCATGGGCTGATGGTGCTGAAATAGAATTTTTATCAGAAAATGAATGGCTTGATGCTGGCGATCCCGAATGGAATTATGATTCAGAATACCGCATTAAACCACAACCTAAAGAGCCTCGGTATTTATATGCTTATGAATATATGGAAACTAGCATTCAGTTTTTTAAAGAATTTATTGCAGACAATGATGATGCCAATAATTATTTTAAATACTTAGGAAAAATTAAATTAGAGGTGGATCAATGACATCACTTTACCAATTAAGCAACGAGTACCAGTTAGCTCAAATAAAACTAATCGAATCTGATTATGATCAGCAAACTATTGCGGACACCTTGGAAAGCCTATCGGGTGATTTGGAAGCTAAGTCAGTCAATGTGGCAATGTTTATTCGCAACCTTGAAGTGACTGCCGAAGCAATCAAACAAGCAGAAAAAGATATGGCAGATAGACGAAAAGCCATAGAACGCAAAACAGATGCAATGAAGTTGTATTTAAAAGAGAATATGCAACGCTGTGGCTTGTTAAAAATTGAAAGCCCATACTTTGCCTTAACTCTTAAGAAAAACCCGCCTAGCGTTGTTATTGATGATTTGGCGGCTATACCTAGTCAGTTTATGGTTATCCCTGAACCAGTTGCGCCTTATCCTGATAAAAAAGCGATAGCGGAACAACTTAAAGCAGGGAATGTAGTAAATGGTGCTCATCTTGAGCAAGCGGAACGATTAGATATTAAATAAAGGAAAAATTATGGCTGTAACACATGAATTAATTGCGGTAACTGGTGAATATAAAACCAAAGATGGACAAAGCAAAACTCGATTCCAAAAAGTCGGTGTTGCAATGGAAAACAAAAAGGGTGGAACTTCTTTGTTGATCGAATCATTACCAATCAATTTCGACGGATGGATTCACATGAGGTTGCCGATGGAAAAAGATGGCAATGTAAGTAAAGGTAAAGAGCAGGAAGTTACTTTTGATGACATCAAAGATGACATTCCATTTTAATGATTCTTAATGAACATCAAGAGCAAAAGATCCTGATCCGTTGGTTTCGATTGCAATACCCACAATATATCATTTTTGCTATACCGAATGGCGGTATGCGTAATAAGATAACCGCCATGAAGTTAAAAGATGAGGGAGTGCTTTCAGGTGTGAGCGACTTATTCTTAATGTGTGCAAATCAAAGTTATAACGGACTATTCATTGAGATGAAATCGATTAAGGGTAAGTTATCAGTGGAACAAAACAAATTCATGCTAGGGGCTAATAAGGCTGGTTATAAGGCAATTGTTTGTT